CTTACTATACAAACATTCCTTTCTGGTTCATGTAGTTCATGGTCTCTTTCAGTGTACCACGAAACATACCAATAGAGATCATAGGATAATCTACCTCATCACCAAACTCATCTCTGAATTGTTTTTCGGTGAAATGCTTATCAAGTTTATATACAACAACTTCATCAAGATGAACTGCTTTCAAAAGAGAGGATGCTCTCTCACATTCTTGACTACCGTTAGAATAAATTGATGCCTGCATTATTCTTTACCTCTCCAATTATCGATTTCTTCTTGCGTAGGAACAATGATTCGGAAAGCCATACCCTCCTCCTCAAATTCCTCATTCATTTTTTCGTATGTCTCAGGAGTAATCTTTTCAGTCACGTTGCCTCCAGTCGTCAGGTTTATCTCTTTGGAACCAATCTACAATTTCATCTGCACCTTCAAACCCCGTTCTGTGATTGGATGGGTCGGGGTCACCAAGTCCCATCCTATTCATAAAATCATCCATACTACCTTCCTGCATTTCAGGATTTGCAGCACGGCGTCTTGCTTTTTTCAACCACTCACGAGCAGTTGTGTTTGCCTTTGCAAGTTTCTCAGCCCATATCATATCAGATAGATCAACATCTTCACCAAGAGAAATCTTACGACAGATACCTTCAAGTCGAAGGCGATACTGAGTAGATAGCATGTTAGTTCTTTCGGAGTTTAGATTCTAATTCTGAAGTTTTATTGAATTCAGCATATGCTGCTTCAGATCTTTCACCAAGAATAGTTAAGATGTCATCACGAATTACATCGTTGTCAACATAATCGTCAAGATACTTGTCTATCGCTTCTTTCAGGTATCTATACCTGTGCCACTCAGGTGAGTAAGGTTTATACATGATATTGATAATACATGGTTAAAGCATAATACTATTTACTTATAATGTCAACTGAGTGGGTTACCATTCTTATCAACCAATCCCAACTTTTTAATTTGAGATAGGTTAGACTTCTCACTCCTCTTCATTTTTTTATACTCTTTGATAATTTTATCAATTTCTCTCTGAGAGACTTTGACTTTCAATTCTTTGTCATCATCGGCGGAAACAAATCCGAGACCTGCCTTCTTTGTTTCCTCAACCGAATCAACATAATCATTGATGTTTTCTTGAATTTCGTCTCGGATCAGAGAGTTGATTTGTTCTCTAAGATCTTCCTCGTTCATTTTCTTTTCTTTTCTTTCTTTGGTTTGTTACCCCAGAGTTTGGGATTCATTTGGCCATATCCAAAATCAATTTTTTTCACAGCACCTTTTCCGTACTTATCATAATACATGTCAAAAAGTTTTGAGGTCTTAGCGCACCGAGTTAGATCAATGTACTCAGTGCCATCAACAACATACCAAATCAATTTAGCATCATTAGGAAGAGATTTGTCATTTGCTGCGTCAAGAGTGGTCTTCTCTTGGAGAATTTGGCAACCGTAGTCTGATGGAGTAATTGTTTTACCTTCTTGACCGTACTCTGCCATTTCCTTCTCTTGTTCTACAGCAACTGTCATGAGCGACCACCCCACTGGATATCAGGATATGCTTCCGCAACTACATCATATGTTAACTTATATTTAGTTTGTAAACGTTTGTCTTTCACCAGACAGAGGATCTTTGCCTCTTCTGGATGGAGACCTTCAAGCATCTGAATGAACATCGTTTCTCTGCGGAGAGATGACAGACCATCGTTTCCACCTTTTACAAAGTTATAAAGGTGCTTGTATTCACGACGCAATGACGTGTGGTCAGTTCCAATGGGAACTTCGTTCTCCTTATAGGGAACCTCTCCTTCAGGAACCACAGAGATAACAGTGTCATCAAAGTTCCAGATGAAGAGAGTTTTCAAGGAGAGATCCTCATACTTTTGAAGGATCTCAACCTTCTTTGCTCTCGAACGTTGCTTACTTACAAGTTCAAGGATTTCATGGACGAAAGGATTAGGTGGAAGTTCTTGCTTCGCTTTAGTCTTCGTCGTGTTCTTCGTCGGGCTCATAATCGTTTTCAAATCGTACTGCTAAAATTTCATCGGGGAGGACATTACCGTTTTCATCAAACATCTCTGGATGAGTATAAACGGGTTGGGTTTGGTAAACATGTTCCTTTGCCAACCATCCTACCATACCTCCTACAAAAAAGAACATGATTGAAACTAATGTTCCTATGGTGAGGGTTACTGCTAACATCTTTCTGTCCTCCAGAGACTATTTCTTTCTGATGTCCAGATAGAAGTTCAGATGGAATACAATCTCTCTTCGGAAGAGAGAGACCATCTTACCGAACTTTACCTGAAAAGTTTTGGGCGGTTCTGGTTTCCTCCTCCTATTACGTAGTAGTAATTCAAACCCACGATTGATGTGGGTGGTCTCATTATTTAGATTGCTTTTTTCGTCGCCCAGGTCTTCGGTCATAACTATATCTCCGAGCATCTTCTAAGATGCCATACAAATAAGTTTTTATTTTTCTTGCTTGTGGTTTAGGGATATGACCATAACCCTCACGCAATTGTTTGTGATCGCTGTCTGCACCACCCTTGATGTATTCATCAAGTTCAGTAGTTAGATCACTAATTTCTCTTGACGTGGTGCTGTTGATGAAAGCATCTACTTCATGCTTTTTGATCTTGCTGTCTTTTAAGTAATCATAAAACTTTAAATTCATTTTCCCCTCAAAGGCATTATCAATCGCGTGTTCAACAAGATCGTAGATGTCGATGAGGTTTTGTTCCATTAGAGTAACTTTTGCTCCCGCAAATATTTTACAGTTTCGGTACAACCACCAATGAGGGTGTCATCTTTGACAACTCTTGGGAAGGTAGAACCTGCTCCAAACTTATCATAGAATTCCTCACGGGTAAAGTCCCGATCAAGTTTATATATCACATGCTTAATTTCAGCAAGTTGTAACGCACGACACACTTTAACACAAAAAGGGCATCCGTCTTTTGAATATACTGTAAATGTCATAGGTTTTTTTATGTCTTTCAAGTAGTAAAGGTTTGGCCAAGTATCACGAATGATCTCGGCAAGTTTATACGGAGTATCCGAACTAATCACTCTTTACCGCTGCCCAGTCTTGATCGAAAATTTCAAGACCTTTATCGGTAAGGATATGGTCATACATTTGGTCAAATACTTTGGGTGGCATTGTCACTACTCTGGCACCATTATACCAGGAACGAACAGCACGTTGCACACTACGAATAGATGCAGACAGAACTTGAGTTCTGATACCATGGATTTGATACAGTCCAGTAATAGAACGGACAACCTCTAGACCTGCCACTGATTGATCGTCTAGGCGTCCCACAAAGGGAGAAACGTATGTTGCCCCTGCCTTTGCCGCAAGGACTGCCTGAGCGGCACAGAAGATGAGTGTAACGTTGACTTTGATTCCTTGCTCAGAGAGACGCTTACAGACGATCAGGCCTTCTCTGGTGCAGGGAACTTTAATTGTGGCGACATCACCAAACTTTTCATACAGTCGGAGACCCTCATCATACATCTCAAGGTCAGATCCCATGACTTCCATACTGATGTCTTGAACACCAATATCTTTAATTTTTTGATATACATCCTCTGGATTCTTTCCACTCTTCATAATGAGTGTGGGATTAGTTGTAACACCATCAACTAGCCCTGTTGAAAAATATTTTTCAATTACGTCGGTGTCTGCTGTGTCTAAAAAGATTTTCATTTAATGTTATTCAGGATATCCCTTTCAGATTTATACAAGAAATCCATTCTCTTGTCAAGATAAATTTGAACACCTTGATAGAGGTCTGGTAGTAACCATTTATGAACTGGAAGACAGTATTGCCAGTTTACAGGTTGAATGCAATTCATTATGACCACAGACCAAAACGCTGTAGCGTAATTAATAATTGTAGTCATAAAAAAGGGAGGATTTCTCCTCCCAATGTTAACATATTTTGGGTTTGGTATCAACCAACAGCAGGTGCGGTGAGTGCAACAGGAGTTGACTCAACAGCTGCAAGGTCGAGTGGGAAGTTGTGAGCATTACGCTCGTGCATGACTTCCATGCCCAGGTTTGCTCTGTTAAGAACGTCTGCCCAGGTGTTCAGAACACGACCTTGACCATCAATAATGGATTGATTGAAGTTAAATCCGTTGAGGTTGAATGCCATGGTGCTGACGCCGAGGGCGGTAAACCAGATTCCCACGACTGGCCACGCTGCGAGGAAGAAATGCAGCGAGCGAGAATTGTTGAAAGAAGCATATTGGAAGATCAGGCGACCAAAGTAACCGTGTGCGGCGACGATGTTGTACGTCTCTTCTTCTTGACCGAACTTGTAACCGTAGTTCTGGGACTCAGTTTCAGTGGTTTCACGAACCAGCGAAGAAGTAACCAGACTTCCGTGCATAGCAGAGAAAAGAGATCCACCGAATACCCCAGCAACACCGAGCATGTGGAACGGGTGCATAAGGATATTGTGTTCTGC